AGCCCAGACTATTCAGGGTACTCGTTAGTGGAGAGTAGTGTCGACAACGACCTGATGGAACGTTTCGTGTTGGAGACGAATAAGGAATTGTTCAAGCGCCTCGGCTTTTCCACGTACATCATCGAGACGCAGTCCGTCAAGACGTACGAGGGGAGTGGGACTAAAATGTACGAATGCGTGTTCATGGTCGTCAAGAATGATGGATTCTCGTTCGGTTTCGCCGTGATCGCGTCATTCGAAGAGACTGTCGCAGGAAAGATTCGTTTACGGTCGCTCCGATCTCAGCCTCTCAGTGACCAGGCCCCCGATAACATTAGTGTGTACACCAAGGGTTCGGCTGGTAAAGAGTTTGTGGAGTACAAACTCATCAAGGAGAGTGCCATGCCCACCATGGATGGGTTAGATTCGGCGAAAAATAAATTAAGTTAATTGTAATGATCAACATCAATGATATTATACGAATTGATGAGAAGAAGAAAAAGTTGAAAAAGGAATTGTATATGAAAATTTATGAACAGTTTTCTTCAAAGATTAAACAATCAGTGGAACTGGGTCACAAACAAGTATTTCTCACGATACCCATATTTCTCATAGGATACCCAGTCTACGATAGGAGTGCCGCAGCCAGATACGTAGTGAGACAATTTCAGAATGGTGGGTTTGAGGTTCATTTATTGAGTGATGTCGATATCTACGTATCCTGGAACATATCGAAGAAGAAGAAAGTGGTACCCGAAGAGATGGACGATGACGTCGAATTCCCAAATCTCATGAACCTCAAGAAGATAGCGAACCAATACAGGCGAAACGGTGCGTAGTAAACTTTTAATTTAAAACCCAATTAATCATAAATGGACAATTTGAATATACTGGTCGAGGCGAAGAAGGAGTATCTCGGACAAATGTGTATGATCATGTGTCCACCTATGATTGACGTTTTTTGTGATATGTACGATGAATCTACGAAACTTTCCAAAGGGCGAAACGTTCTGATCATGTTTCAGAAACTACTCAAAGAAGTTCCCAACTGGTCGAACGCCATGTCTAAGCAGCACGCGGATAACATCGCGAATCGGTGTGCGTGGTTTAACGATCTCCTGGCTGCCGTATTCGTCGCGTGTACGAAAATTCTCTCCTCGGTTCGACTCAAGGCGGATAACAAGAAGATTTCCTTGAAACTCCCCACGAACGAAGTGTTCATCCAGACCTGCTACAACAACATCGCGAAGGATCTGTATCGCGACCCCTATATTTTCAGTGAGGAACAGAGCGTTTACAACAGGGATGAGAAATTGTCGACCCGTTTCTGTTTGTGTATCGAGAGTTCCGTGAAGGAATTGATCCCCGTTCAGCAGATTCTTCAGACGTACATGTCTCAGGAGTCTAGGGATATCGATCTCGACGGTGAGGTCCAGGATACCGAGGATCCCGAAATTTTCGACGGTCCCGAACCCATCCCTGAACCAGAGCCCATGATGATGGAACCAGAGCCCACGATGATGGAACCAGAGCCCGAGGCAGAGTCCATGTCCGAGCCTGTCATGGAATCTCAGGAGCTAAACGAATTCAAGACTGTCCCGGGTGTTCAGTCACCTTACGTCGAAGAACAGGAGGATGACGTGTTATTCGGTGACGCACCAGAGACCCGTACAAAAAAAGTTGGGTATAATTAAATGGAACTCTCTGATTATTTACGTGACCCAGTCTACGCCGCTCTCATCGCGGGTGCGACGACAGCTGGATACATTCATCTCAAGGCGTATCTGAACAACGAAGGCAAATTGGAACTGAATCAATACACGAAGCCCGCGGTACTCGTCGCGATTCTCGTCTATATGATCGTATTAAACGGTCTCGCTAAAAAGGAGACCATTTCTAATGAACCTTTCTAACTTAAAGAGTACACTTATATAATAAGAAAATGGCGTCCATTTCCGCGTTTAACGACATGATGGGACAATTTCTTGTGGAATTGCACAAGTCTTTTCCAGATGAAAAGAATATCAAAAAAATGTTAACGTCGTTCGATCTTATTCGAACCACTTCCCCCAAGCTCATCGTCGATGGTTTCATGACGAGTGTAGCCCCTCACGCCGATCGCATCTCAGCGAAGGATGAAGATTTCATTCTCGTCCACTCCACTGAAATTGATTTTATCAAAGAGATTGATCTGAACGGTCTGTGGAAGCGTATGAACAAGGGTACTAAAGATGCCGTGTGGCAATATCTTCAAACGCTCTACATCCTCGGCACGACCATCCAGTCCGTGCCTGAAGAGACCCTCAACATGATCGAGAAGCTCGCCAAGGAATGTGCCGATAAGATGCAGAGTGGTGATTCCGAAATTAACCAGGATGCTCTCATGAAAATGATGTCTGGAATGATGGGCGGTCTACCAAAAAAATAAACCTCGTCTATATTAAATGAAAGTTTGGTTCGAAGATCCTAAAGAACTTGTCAATACTAAAAAAATATTAGACTTCTGGCCTAATAGTAAACAAACACCAGAGGATAGAATTAACGCGGCATCGCGATTCGTCATTTATACCACGTGTATCTTGTTCCTCACTCGCCGCGATCCGCGTATGTTCATCTTGGGTATCACTGTTTTGTCCGTCATCTATGTGATGTACAAGGCGAATCTCATCAAGGAACCTTATGGAAATACCACGGTCGAACCGACGTGTCAGCGACCCACCATGGAGAACCCACTCGGAAACGTGTTGATCACGGATTACACTGACGCACCCAACAGGTTGGAGGCGTGTTACTACTCATCAGATAAGACTCTGATGGATAAATTCAGTGGTGATCAGGTTATGTACGATTCGGGACGCTCTCGTAGTACACTTCCCAAGTATCAACGTAACGCGTACGAGAGACAGTTCGTGACCGCCGCCGTATCCAAGATTCCAGGCGATCAAACTGGATTCGCTGAGTGGCTCTATGGTCCCAAGAATGGATCCATCTGTAAGAGTGACCCCCGTGTCTGTAACCCCAACGCACGTGGTGTCCAGCTCGAGGCATTCGAAGGTCTCGGCGGAAACGGTGATAAACGCTCGGGTATGTTCGGTGGAACCGTTAGATAAATATTCTTATCTAATAGTAAATGGCGTACCAGCTTCAACCTGGTCTTTCTATTGTCGAAAATAAAGGTGCTCTCCCCCCTGTGAGAGCGACCGATGAAGTGTTTGTTTACCCTCAGCCCAGTCACTTGAACTACGGTTCTCGTCCCAACACGATGTTGTACGGTACCGCCCCTTACATGGCAGGTAAAGGTGCCCCAGCTCGATTCATCGAAACCAGCGATCAACTCAGACCCCAGTCGACTTCTCGCTTTAACAAGACCATCGTTCAGACGTACGAGAGGAATCTGTTCCCCCTCACCAACATGGAGTGTAAGATTCCTCTTCGCACCATGCGATACGAACCATCCAGTACCCGTGCAGAACTTCAAAATGGACTTTTCCAGCAAAGGTACGTCAATAAAAATATCAATAAGAAGTAAGAATGGCTGATCCTGTATCTATGTTAGCTATAGCTGGTCTCATCTACGCCGGAAGGACGTTGAGTACAAAGTCTAAAACGGAAACCTATGTACAACCAATCGTAGCGGGACCCACCCCTCAACCCGTATTTAAAGAGAATGATTTCGTATCAAGAGTGGCTGCTCAGCCCAAGCGGGAGATGGAGAGTTTCGCCGACCTTGGTCGTCAGCATAGAAGTGGTGGTCAAGAGATTCTGAACATGCGTAATCGAATGTACGACAGTGGACGGATGAATAATCTTTCCCCAGTGGAGAAACAACTCGTCGGTCCCGGTTTGGGTGTTGGGGCTGATACACCAGCTGTCGGTGGGTTCCAACAGATGTTTCGTGTGAACCCAGTCAACGTCGGTGAATACAGACTCACTACTCTTCCTGGACGCTCGGGTCCCGCCGTGGACATCACCGGTGGTCGCTCTGCGAAGGTTGGTGAGCTCACACACAACAAACCCGAAACGACCGCGTATCTTCCGAGTCGCTTACCCGTCATGGCTGGTCGTGCTCAGGGAATGACCGGTGTCGTCCCCCGTAGCGAACACGAAAAGACGAAGCGCACCACGAACCGATCGGAGACTGGTTTACGCAACGATGGATTAGGGTTCAGTGGCGCTAAACGTTTCGTCTCGGCACAGACGCTCGCACAGGATCCCACTCGATTCAAGGCGGATCGTAACGACGAGCACTATCAGTACGCGAACCAACCCACACCCGGTATTCACAGTTTCCATGGTGCGTACACTACCAGCGCTGCTGTTCAGGTGACGGCGCGCACGAACGAGGAGCTCATGAAGTACGGTTTCCGTCCCGAAGATCGTCGCGGTAAACCTAACCGCATGGGTAACGCTGGTCGTATGAACGTTCGTGAGAGTGCCCTTAAGCAGGGTGGGCAGATTACAGCGGTTAGAAGTGATACATCCCGGATCGATGGTCGCGTGAATGCGGCGAACGGTGCTTGGACACAACAGTATCAGAACAACACTTTCCATCAGTTCAACCCGTACAAGGGTAATGAAAACCCCAACTCCAGAACACTCGATATCGCAGCGAGACAATTGAAGAATAACCCCCTGGCCCATTCGTTATACGCGTGATGTAGACGATAGATTGTTGAAAACACTCATTAAAATAGTATCCCTCTATTTTAATGAAGGTACATAACCTCACGATCGATAGCGTTCAGCGTGATGTGACTGCATACCCAAATAGGAATAATTATGTTATCAGTTTAGAAAATCCTATATATCAGGTGGAAGAAATACGACTTGTATCTGCACAGATCCCTACCAATTTCACACCTCGCCCTAATTCATTGATTTTAAGATTATCTTGTGGATCCGACGAACTTACTCAATCTGTATACGTGGGAACACCAAAGGGCAGCTCTCAGAAGGGAACACCACATTACACGGGTCATCTTCTTCTTAATGGTGGAAACATGTTATCGTTTAGGGGGACCGATGACCCGTTCGTACATCGATTTCATTCGGGACCACAGAAGATTATCAAAGATATTAGAATCGAATTTTTATACCTGGATAGTAACGGTATTCTCACACCATATCCATTTGTTCAAGGTCTAGAGCATATTTTGAAGTTTGAAATTAAGTGTTCGACTGATAAATTA